TGGCTGAAAACTTATACGAAGTTCTAGCTGATAAAGTTAGACAGATGGAATATGACATCAAAGATTTAAACAGAGAAATAAATTATTAGGATGAATTATGGAGATTGCCAGGATGAATTACAAATTTACAGCAATACTCATAGCATTACTATGTTTCATGGCTTTGTTTATGGATCCAGCATATCCTAGAAACGAATATCTTAACAACAACGATCGATGTGGAGAGTTTGAAGCTAGAATAGAAAAAGAAGATAGAGATACAACTTATACATATTCTGATAGTGATTATGATTCTGATAATTATAGATTTAATTTATCATTTAGAAAGTATTTAGGCACAGATTGTAAAACTTCAAAAGAAAATATGTTATTAAAACAACAACTTGAGTTAATGAAGATGTGTAACAAAGTAAATAGAAATCCAAGTCTTGCACAAAATGAAAATTTTTATTTGTTAGTATCAAAATGTAGAGGTGTAGTGCCACAAGTAGATGAAACAGAAACTATGCCTACAGGTAGTCTTTGGGATGAGTTAAAAGAGGATTATATTAAGGCTAATCCAGATTCTAAAAGTCTTGACAACAATAACTCAACATTGAAAATGCCTCCAAAAGACTATATACTGCCGCTACCAAAACCAAAAGATGAGTAAAAAACCATTAAATATATCCGAAGAAGCAGCTGTACAAATGCCGATGAAGACAGTTGCCTCGTTAATCGCAATGGTTGCAATTGGCACGTGGGCTTATTTTGGTTTACACGAATCATTAAATCAAACACAAACAAAATTAGAGTTGATGTCAAAAGATTTAGAAGAAAATACAGAGTTTAGAATAAAATGGCCTCGGGGTCAGTTAGGTGCACTTCCTGCAGATAGTGAACAATTTATGATGATTGAGGATTTATATAAAACTACAGATAAATTAAATAAACATATCGAATCTATGGCTTTAAATAAAGTAAACATTGAGTTTTTAAGAGGACAAATGGATAAAGTTTTAATTGATATAGAAAAATTAAAAGATCAAAACAGAGAAATGAAATACACAAATGGTAATGGAAAATGACAGAGTTTGTTGTAGCTTTACTTATGTTTTACAACGGAGAGATTAAAGAACACCGTATACAAGATAACATGGCTTCATGCCTCCGATCAAAACGCCACGCAGAACGCCAATATAGTGAGTCTATTTCCTACAAATGCATTAAGAGTATGGCAGAAACAGAAATTTATTTAGGTGAAAAATCAATTAAAAAACTCATCCTCAAATAAAGCTGCTAAAGAATTAAAGGATAGACGATACCATCAGCGTGTGGTAAAGAACAAGAAAGCATATGACAGGAAAAAATTTCAAAATAACAGCAGAGATAGTTAATGGCATCTGTCCTACTTGTGATGAATACACACCCCTAGTAGGATTAACAAAACAATTTTTTAGATGTTTAACTTGCGGTTCAGATTTAGAACAACACATAAATGGAAAGATAAGTTACATACCTCATTTACATAAACATACATTACAATCAGAAGTAGAAAAATATTTCGATGGCCAAGAAAGTTAGATTCGGTGTATCTACAGCACCACGTGCAAAACCTAGAAAAAGACCAGGTAGACACAAAAAAAGCCCTAATAAACACGAAAAAAGAATGGGTAAATATAGAAGATAATATTTGACAATTATCCATTGTTATCCTATATATCGTGGGTATGAAAGATTATAATTATACAAATAAAGAATTTGAAAGAGATAGTAATAGTTTACTACAACGTTTTAATAACAACGAAATCAACCTTGAAACATATCAAACAGAAAACAAAAATCTACACAATAAATTATCAACAAAAGAGATATTAAAAAATTCTAGAGGCTTAAATGCTGCAGCACGTTTAGCTGCCGTAGATAAGGTATCCCGTGAACATAACATAGATCAAAAAAAATTAGAAAAATTCTATGACACCGATTTAAGTTCTGATTGTAATATAATAAATTTTAACTTAGGTGGGGACTTTAATACACTCAATCAGGCATGTGAATTTGAATTAAGTTTGTTAAGAGGGTTTGTGGATCAAAAATTTGATCCAAATATTCGTGACATCGGAGTCCCAACAATAGAGGATATTGATTATTCCATAATTAAAAATACAGAAAATAAAAAATATGGTGAGATGGTTCAACCATATAAGGATGGTATATTAATAGTTAGAAACGGAACTCCCAAAGGTAATCATTTTTTCTTAATATATGAATATGAAAAGGAAAATGAAAAAATTAAAAATGTAGTTGAACCAATATTTAGGATGAATGATAAAAGTTATTATGTAAATAAAAAAATTGCAGAGAAATTAATTAAACATAAAGATAATTTTCATGTATATTTTTGCTTTACTAAAGCACACAAAAACAAAGTATTTAAAATAAATCTAAAGAAAAATAATAAATTAACACGTAATTTAGAATTTGTATCGGGACAAGATGAATTAAACAATCAAGGTTTAAAAATATATCAAACTTTTCCTAAACATTTGTACGATGATATAACAAAAATGAATGGTTTATTTGATTATGTAGATGAATATAACAATCATTTAAAAAAAGCCTTTGACGATGTCTCCCCATCAAGTATGGTAAATATAGAGGGTTTTAAAGATTATTCTTTTAAAAAATTAAAAAATATAAGTAAAATAGATTTGTTAAAAGCTAGTTACACTTTTACGTATACTCAAAAGGTAGTTGCTTTTATAAATTATATGAGTGGTTATCTTCTTAGTAATAAAGAAAGTCCTGAAAAAGGTTTAGATGTATTTTTTGGTAATTTTAAAAAGGGTAAAAGTATACAGGATACAACCAATATTCTTTTTAAAACTCTAAACGAGCCTACAGATAAATTTTTAAATTTAATACGAATTCATAAACAAAAAATGTATGTTAATCGAATAAAAAGAAAAGATATAAATCAATATAGTGCTCAAGATCTGTTAGAAATTTTTTTAGATATATATTTAATGCATAACTACACAGATAAGGGTACTAAATTACCCTATGGGTCATATATAAATACAGAGAATGCTACACAAATAGATTGTTTATATTATTGGAAATATTCGGATTTTTTTTCAACATCGCAAGGACAACTTGATAATTTAGATTTTCCTCTTTTTTTAGAAAAAGGAGAGATATTTAATAACAGAAACATGTGGGAGCATTTTTCAGAATTTAGAAATTCTCCTCATTATCCAAATCGATGTAATGAAACATATGATTTAAACATAGAGACAAAAGAAAAGGTGTCTCTCATATTAAAAGAGGCTATGAATCAGGAGACTGGTCTATTAATTCCCTATAATGCTTGTGTTGAGCTGCAAGATGATTTCAACTTTAGATATGCAAGATTTATTGAGACCGAAAAATTCATACACATATTTTTGCACGATGAGAATGACAGATATCTCTCCGAGTTATATTGCAAGGGGGAGGATGAGTTTAGATATTGGTTGGTCAACAGAAAACAGATATTTGATGAGCCAGAAAATCTTAAAAAGATGTTCGATCGCCTGTATGTTAAACTCGCATCATGTATAAGAGATTGGAAGGTTTTAATAGAAAGGGATAGCACGATGACCTATAGAGGACGTAGGATTCCAACAGGTGTTAAGTCTGATGTTAAGAGGATTATATATCTGCCAAGAGTTAGATACAAAACAGATCCGAACAGAGAGCAGCAAAAAAGGGAAAAGATATTCTATAACGAAAGCAGAAAATTTTCTGGTGAGAGAAGGGCACACATAAGAAAATTACCAAGTGGTATGAAACCATCCAAGACACAAATCGTTTTGGCAGAGAGCAATAACGTATATATACCAGATAATTACACCTATGTTAAGGAGTCGATATGGGGAAAAAAGAACATGACCCAAAGACAGATTAAATATAGGACAAAATCATTGAACGGATTATTGTATTGTCCAGACCAAGAATTTAAAAAACACGAAGGTATATCTGAGATGAGTCCAGCGGGTTTCGAGGAGCATTGTGGTAGATACATCAAGAGTATAGGCTACGAGGTATATAAGAGAAATAACTATGATGGTGGGATAGATATTAGAGGCATCAAGAAAGACGGATCACGGATATTTGTACAATGTAAACATTACATAGGATCTGGAGAACCCATAGGACCAGATGTGGTAAGAGAGTTGAAAGGGTCTACTGATCTTGAAAAAAAAGATATTGACGAATGTGATATAGAGATGATGATAATATCCTCCACCAGATATACACATAAGGCGATAGAGGCAGCAGAAAAATTGAATATAAAACTTATGAAGACGGAAGATATAGAATGAAAGAAAAAGTAATTACAATTAAACTTAAAGATATCTCACAAAAACAGTGGGCTAATCTTTTATTAGAAATAAATATAATGAAAAAAGCGTGGAAACCGTATGGTGTAGATATGCAAATTTCAGCACCAGGATTAAAAAATATAATAAAATGGGGAACTAAATCTTATGGCAAACCAGAGTAAAATAGACAAAGTAGCAAATAATTATAATAAAACTAAAGATTCATATTACAGAGATCTTTGGTATAAAATGGTGGAGGACATGTATGGATTTAATACTATTAAACAACGGATTGTATCATCTCGTAGAAGTAACGAAAGAGATGACAGCTGGGATAGAACTGCTTAGTGAAACAAACTGTTTTGAACTTTGTGACATACTACGATTACATTTAACAACTTATTATGAAGCACCTTATAATGTGCATGTCATGAAGGATGGGACTGGTGATTTTATTGGCTGTATTTGTAAGTAGCTTACCTTTGTTATTTGCTGCTTTATTATTTTGGATCTGGGATCAAGAAACACCTACCCTAAAGAGGGAAAAGTAAAGGTAGGTGATGGTGAGAAGATTTAAGTCGTCTACCATAATCCTATTAAATTGTCAAATAGTCTCCTCTGGGGTACATAAAAATCTAATGTAGATGCCGTGTTTATTAACTTCCTCTCGACCAATCTCTTTCATTTTAACCAAAGACTCTTCATAACCAAATGTCATACAATCATACGTAGTATTAAATTTTTCTGGCCACTCATAAGGTGCCATACAAACACCTTGTATCTGTGAACAAATAATTAAACTTAATATAATTTTCATTGACAATCCTACAATTTATCCTATATTAACCCACAATATGAAAGGAACTAATCATGACAGATATGAGTAAATATAAAAATGTTTCTTTAACAAAAGAAACATATAAGGTTTTGGAAGCGTTATCAAAGGTATTATTGCCCGATGCAAAATTGTCCGTGTCTAAAACTATCGAAGCAATCGCAAACGAAAAATCAAAAAATTTAAATGGCAAAATTAAAAAAGGGTAGAATAAAAGTTCACATTTGTGAAACATGCCACGGTAATGGGTATGTCAGAGTTGCAAAAACTAGTGGTCATCCTGCAATAGACTTTAGAGATAATAGTGAAGTACATCAATGTTGGGATTGCGATTCGGAGGGAGAATTTTATGAGACAGTTGATGATAATCTTATCGATGATGGTCCTTCTAACAAGCTGCACTAAAAGTTTAAAGTTTGATGGATTTGATCCATCCACAACTGTGCTGCGTTGGGTTATTACTGGAGAAAAAAAGTGATTTCAAATACCGATGCAGCTTACATTGCAGGGTTATTTGATGGTGAAGGAAGTATTACTTACAAACAATATATGCGTAAACGAAAGCATCAAAAAAAAGCATATCCGACTTGGTCTATACGTATGGAAATGGCTATGACTGATAAGTCTGTTTTGGTGTGGGTTCATGAAATTTTAGGAGTTGGAACTTTAAATCCTAAAAGATATAAAACTAAGTATACTGTAGGTTGGAAAAAACAATGGCGTTGGAGGTGTCAATATAGAGATGCTTATTTTGTATCGTGTTTATTTTGGCCTTATGCTCATGTTAAGTTAGATAAAATACAAAAAATTATTGATCATTATGGAGATCATAAAATAATGAATGGTAATGTGGTTGATTTAGAAAAATATAAAAAAATAATGAGTTTAGAATGATACCTTTTCCTAATAAAAAATATGATATTATCTATGCAGATCCACCTTGGAATTTTAAAACGTGGTCTGATAAAGGTAAGACTAAATCACCCAAATATGATCTAATGAATATTGAAGATATACAAAATCTTCCAATCTCTTCTATCTGTAACGCTAATTGTATATTATTTATGTGGGTTACATATCCCATGTTAGATAAAAGTTTGGAAACAATAAAATCATGGGGTTTTAATTTTAAAACATGTGGATTTGTTTGGATTAAAAAAAATAAAAAAACTAATAGCTTATTTTGGGGATTAGGATATTGGACAAGAGCTAATAGCGAATTGTGTCTTATAGCAACTAAAGGTAAGCCCAAAAGAATTTCTAGTAAAGTTCATCAAGTTATAGAAGCTAAAATAAGAGAACATTCAAGAAAGCCTGATTGTGTTAGAAATAGGATTGTTGAGCTTTGTGGAGATTTGCCTAGAATAGAATTATTTGCTAGACAAAAATTTAAAGGTTGGGATAGTTGGGGGAACGAAGTTTAATGACAGCTGCGTATGGATTAGGAATGTTTACTTATAGTATGATATGCTTATTTATTGGCGCGGGTTTAGTTTACTATTTTATTAAAGATTTATGATGAGTGATAAAGATATAGAAGAATACCATAATATTGGTAAAAAAATAAAACATAGTGAAAAATATACCTATGTTGATGCTACACGGCACGAGGACCAAGGAACAAGGTTATATGATATAAATGGTACTAGACTTCCTAGTGTCACTACTATATTAGCACGGACCAAGGATAAACAATTTTTAAAAGACTGGAAGGCCAAAGTTGGAGAAGCAGAAGCAGAACGTATCAAAAATTTATCTAGTAAACGGGGCACTAGTATGCACAAATTCTTGGAGCACTATATCCTCGGAACTGGCTACGATGATCTTACAGAGCTCGGACAGAAGGCGAAAACCATGGCCGAAAAAGTTATTGAAATTGGTCTTGCACCGGTTGAAGAGTATTATGGCTCGGAAGTTACATTGTATTATCCTGGGTTATATGCTGGGTCTACTGACTTGGTTTGTAGCCATAATGGTTTGGAATCTATTGTAGATTTTAAACAAGCGAACCGCCCCAAAAGAGAAGAATGGATTGATGATTATAAAATGCAAATAGCAGCATATGCCATGGCTCATGATTATGTTCATAAATCTAATATTCAACAAGGTGTAATAATGGTATGTACGCCTGACCTATATTACCAAGAATTTATTGTAAGTGGGGCAGAATTAAGGCAATGGAAACACAAGTTTCTCAAAAGATTAGACATGTATTATGACCTAATGCATGATGAGAAAGAACAAGCAAACACAAAAATAAAAGAGGAGGACTTTTACAATGGAGCGTGAAAAAGAAATAGTGGGATATTACTACGATGGTAAAAAGTCTTGGATACTATACCAAGATGAATATGGTAACGAAACAAAGGAGGAATGGAAAGATGAATGATAAATTATTCAGAACGCTGCTAAAAAGATATGAAGCAGAAATTGAAGATGCACTATATAAGATACAATGCATTGAGGACCACAACATGGTGATACCAGAACACGTAGATATTACAGGAGAGGTTGACACTTTGTTAGGAAAAATAGGCAAAGCTGAAGAAAAGTTGTCTGTAATGAGGAAATATTATGGCAAAAATAAGACAAAAGATCTTCTATAAGGGATCTAAAAAGTTTTAAAAATTTTTAAACTTTTTTTTGAGCAAAAAAAAGTGTACTTTTGTACTTTTGGCTTAAAAGCATTGATTTTATTAGGTTTTAGGTGGACACTTTTAGGGACACTTTTTGTTTAGGTGGACAGAAAATAATGTACACTTATATAGGTAGTCAAAATGCCCTTCCGCGAAACGTTTGAAAAATATTAAAATTTTTAAAACTTTCTAGATCCCTTATGTAAATATGATAAAAGGGGTTATGCCTAAGAAAAGAAGAAAAGCTATCGCCTCATATGAAACTCCCGACATACCTTTTCCTAAAGTCCGAGTGGAGTGGATCGATTGTGTAAGTGACTCGGGCTGGGCTACTGAGGGTGAGTTTGATAAAATGGTTTTAGCTAAACCAGTTAATGAGGGTTGGTTGTATGAAAAAACAAAAAATCATATAAAATTATTTGCGTCTTATGATAAAGATGAAGATGGTTATGTTTTTGGAGATCGTACTATGATTCCTCGGGCTTGGGTAAAGAAGATTCGGAAATTGTATTAGGAGTTACATCAATTATTTGTGAGTAATCTTCCAAAATTTGTTTCATCTTTGCTTCTAATTCTTGTTCGGATAAATCCTCTAGTTTTCCTGTTTTAATTATTTTTCTGTCAATATATAATCCTGCAGCTTTTCCTCTATTAGCTTCTGCATTTACTGCAGAGGAAAAACTTCCTTTTTTTAATGCTGCCTCTCGTAATCTTGCAAGTTCCGCAACGTGACCTTCGTAAGTTACTTCAAACTTTTTTAATCTTTCTTCTTTTAATTGACCAATATACTTTACAACAAGGGGAGAGAGTTTGGGATTACACAGCTCAGATCCTTCTTGTCTTGCTCTTTTAGGAGAATAACCGGCTTTTACTGCTGCCTCAGATTGAGTAAGCATTCCATTTTCATCGCCAAAAACTAAAAATTCAGCAAATCTTTGTTGCATTTCTGTTAATCTTTTAGGTACTCCCATATTGTTGACAATTTAAGGTAACTCTCTTATAAAGTCAATATATGAAAGATGACAGAGGTAATCTCGATTTAACCAGAAGAATTGATGATCTTGAGGATATTATTAAGGGTTATCAAAAATTAACTGAAGAAAATAGAAAAGAAATTTATAAGTATAAAGAAAAACTATCTGAGTTTGAAAAAAATGAAAATCTTTTACATGGTTATAAATTAGTAATAGAGGATTTATCAAAAAAAATTAATAATGTTCGTTAAACATTTACAGGAATATTTAGATAAATTTACTGAAGGTCAAAATGGCCGAAGAGGTAATGCAGTTAGTAATGCAAGAATTTACATAATGACTAATAAAGGTTATTTAGAGGAAATTAAAAGAATTGAAGTTCACGAAAGCAACAACCCAAAAGATACATCAATAAGAGTTGTTTTAAAACCACAAAGAGAAGAAAAATTAATACTCCCTCAAGGATATATTAAGGATTATTAGGGGGGCGTAGGAGCAACACCCCCTAATAACTTTACTTTCTTTCCAAAGTAAATTTTTCTAAATTTTTAAGTCTTTTATTGATGATATGATTTAGTTCTTTTTGTGACTCAATAATATCTTTAATATTATTCAAAGCTTTTAAAATCTCTTCATCAGTAAAAATTTTATTTTCTGTTTGCATTTTCCCTCCTTTCTATAAACAATCCATACAATACTTTGAATTGCTACTACTTTGATTTTTGTATAGATAATTATTACACTTTTTAGCCTTACAAATAATCGTGCCTTTCAACATATTCTTTTTTTCGATAGCAAGTAACTCATCAAAAGTTTCGTTTCCTCGTAACTTAACACCATTGAAAGATTTTAATTGTTCTACTTTCTTATGATCTATTTTCATCTTGCCCTTTAAATTTAGAAAATTCTTTTTTAACTTTCTTTGTCATCACTTCTGATACTAAGAATACAACTGACCCAACTATGACTAAAAAAAATAAAAATATTACTCCAATTAACTCTAATATATTCATCTTCCCTCCTTTTTAGCTTTCATAAACGATTTATGTAACTGTTCTTGTCTAAACAACTCCTTATCTATCTGTCTGATCCTTATTTCTGACACCACAAACAAGATAAATCCAAATACCAATAAGAACAGACCAATATACAAGATTAAATTATAGTCTATCATTTTTGCTCCTTTAAAACCTTATTCACAATCCCTAAAGCATTTTTAGTATATTGATGAAATACTCCATTTTGTTTCATTTCTTTTATTACTTCTTTTAATGCTTTTGATTTACTATCTCCATTACATCTAAATTGGAAATATTGTTCACTATTTAAAGCATCTTTAATTATTTCATTGCTTATTGTTTCTGCAATTATTTTTTTCTTTTCTTTCTTTTTCATTTTATTTCCTTTCTTTTTTTCTTTCTTTCTAATCTTAACCTATATTTATTATAATATACGCCACCTACACAACTCAAGATATTTCTCAAAGTCTGTTCCATGAGCCTTTTTACATTATCTTGAGTTGGTAAATTCTTTTTCATAGTCTTTTTTTAATGTAATCTCTTGCAGTATAATCTAATTTAGACATGACCTTTTCAAAAATGTAATCTCTAAACTTTCTTAGATCTTCGGTCATACATGTTTCTTCTTCATGTCTTTTCATTACATATTTAGCATTTTCAATATCTTCATCATCTCCAAATCTCATTGCAATTATAACAATGTTTTCTGTATGATAATTTTGATCGGTGTTGTATTCGATCCAATCGTATAAATCAAAAATACTCATATTTTTTATTCTGCTTTCTTTCATTGGTATTTCTTCGTACATTTTATTTTATCCTTTCTATTAATATGCTTGTATAATTAATCTTTCAGTATTTGGTATTTCAATTACTGTCGTATGATTTCTTAAATCTTCAAGATCTTTTATATCTGTATAATTTTCTTGAACCTTTTTTAAGTTTTCATACTCATCAAAATCACATCTAAAAGCAATTGGATCAAATTCTAGTTCATGATCCGTGTCTTCTTCGTATTGCTCAAGATATTCAAACAATGCTTTTGTCCCTTCATAACTAAAACCGTGTTTAATCATTTCATCTGTAAATGTGTACTCTGTTGTTGTATCTTTCATTTGTTTTTATCCTTTCTTTTGATTTAAAATATTTGATAGTTTAGCCCAATCTTTTTTAGTCATACTAGGTTTTTTAGGTTTTTCATAAACCATCAAATTAGGTTGAGTTGAAATTAGATTATAACCTTGATTTTCTAATTTAACTTTTTTTATACTTGCTTTACTTAAAGAAGAAGGAACAAGATTGTTCCAACTTACATATTGTAT